CCTGTCACTGGCCGTGGTGAATAACAATTTCAAGTTTGTGCTGGCGTCGGATCAGATCAACGTGAAAGCGATTATCACGGCTGCATCGAACACCATGGACAACAGCAACCACACCGGACCGTGGGGACTGGTGATAGACCCATGGAACGAGCTGGAGCACAATCGCCCTGCAAACAAAACCGAGACTGAGTACATTTCGGAATCACTGTCGAAAATCAGGGCATGGGCTAGGGAATGGAACGTTCATGTTTGGATCGTTGCACATCCAGCCAAAATGCAACGGGACAAGGATGGCAAAGCACCCAAGCCAGGACCGAATGACGTTGCCGGATCGCATCACTGGTGGGCAAAATGCGATAACTCGATAACGGTGTGGAGGGATGTTAGTGCATCGCACAATTTGGTCGAGGTGCTGGTGCATAAGGTCAGGTTCAAGCACATCGGCAAGACCGGTCTGGTGGAGCTGAGATATTCACGCAAGACAGGAACGTATTCGACAGTCGAATCCGTTGTTTCCATGGGAGATTACAAGCATGCAAAAGATCCAGATTGAGGTCAGATCGCCTGAAGATTCACGGTGGCCACTGGTCGTGTACGTGGATGGCAAAGCCGTCAAGATCATCCACAGCTCAGGACTGGTTGAGGACGTGCCTGTGTAAAACCTGTGCAAAACCTGTTGACAACTCCTGAAAGCGTGGTATAAAGCACACATCCACCAGCGATTAGGCGCATATGCCAGCATGGTTTTGTAAATCAGCACTTGCATCGCATCCCCTGCGAGCACGTGCTTTTTTTTCGTCGAAAGGATCAGATCATGGCCTCTAAGCCCGCACCCGGCGTTCGTGCCGGAGCACAAGGTAATCGCGTTTCGAACATGACCGTCAGCCAGGCCACCAGCAACAAGACCGGCGGTTCCATGGGCCAGGGTACGGCAGTCGGTTCCGGTTCCCGTCCCACGCCCAGCAAGGTCAAGATCATGTCGAGCAATCCTGTCTCTTCGCAGATGATTCGCCCGTCGAACAAAATCGGCGGCACCGGGTACAAGGGCTGATCATGACCAAGATAGGGCCAAAGGTCACCGGCGTCTATTTCGGCCAGCCTCAGGGTAACGGTCAGGACCCTGACGAGCCGAATGATCGCTCATCCAGCCGCAAGGATGGTTTCAAGATCAGCGGCAAGGGTGCCATGGGTGGCGGATCAAAGCCCACGCCACAAGCTGCTCTGATGAAACGAGGGGCAGGGAAGATACCGTCAAGTATTCCCAAGAACTCCCAGAAGCTGCGGGGATGAGTCGTGGCACTGGAATTCAGCCAAGCCATTGCCGATGAGGTATGCGAGCGCATAGCCACCGGGGAGAGTCTGCGCAAGGTCTGTGATTCACCGCACATGCCAAGCGCATCAACCATCTGCAAGTGGCTGGGGCAGAACGCGGAATTCCAAAAACAATACGCGCACGCGCGCGAAATTCAGGCGGACTCATTCGCTGACGAGATTGTCGAAATCTCGGATGATGTGACTGAGGACGCAAACAGCCGTAGGGTCAGGGTAGATTCCCGTAAGTGGATTGCTGCCAAGCTACGACCCAAGCGTTACGGTGACAAGCTCGACGTTGAGCATAGCGGCGATGTAACAGTCAGCGTGGTCAACTATGGAAGTCCTACTTCCACATAATTTCGAGCCACGCTTCTACCAGCTCCCTGTCCTGAAAGCCCTAGACAACGGCTGCAAACGTGCTGTCACGGTATGGCACCGCCGGGCTGGCAAGGAAAAGACCTTCGTGAACTATTGCGCCAAGGAAGCATTCAGGCGCGTGGGAACGTACTTTTACCTGTTCCCCACCTTTGCCCAGGCCAAGCGTGTTTTGTGGGATGGTCGGGACGGATCAGGCTTCAGGTTCATGGATCACTTCCCGAAAGAGATCATCAAGAAAAAGAACGAGTCAGACCTGCGCATCGAGCTGGTCAACGGTTCAGCTTTCCAGCTGGTGGGAACGGACAATTACGACTCGATCATGGGCACGAATCCTATCGGCAACGTGTTCAGCGAGTATTCATTGCAAGACCCTGCAGCTTGGGACTACATCCGCCCTATCCTGCGTGAGAACGGCGGCTGGGCCATATTCGATTACACGCCACGTGGTAAGAACCACGGCTACACGCTGTACGAGATGGCCAAGAACAATTCAGACTGGTTCGCTGAGGTGCTGACGATCAACGATACCAAGGTCCTGACCGATGCAGACATCGAGGCTGAGCGCAATTCAGGCATGACCGAGGATATGATTCAGCAGGAGTTCTATTGCTCGTTCATGGGCGTGCAGTCTGGCTCAGTGTTCGGCAAGGCCATGCAGGATGCTGACAACGATGGTCGAGTATGTGGCGTCCCATGGCAGCCTGACATGCCTGTCGATACCTGGTGGGATATTGGCACTGGTGATCCGACCGCCATCTGGTTCACGCAGACCATCGGGCGTGAGATTCATGTGATCGACTATTACGAGAACTCGGGCGCAGGCGTGGGCATTGATCACTACGTCAAGCACCTGCAGAACATGCCCTATGTGTGGGGCACTCACAATGGACCGCATGACCTGGAAGCGCATCAGTTTGCTGCGGGTGGCAAGTCCACGCGTGATGTGGCTGCACAGCTCGGGTTGCAGTTCCGCATCACCGAGAAGCTGGACAAGCAGAGCCAGATCAACGCTGGCCGGTCATTCATTGCCAGGTGCTACTTCGACCGCAAGAAGACCGAGCGTGGCCGGGATGCGCTGGTCAGCTATCACTACGAGTGGAATGACAAGCGCAAAGCATTCAGTGATGAGCCGTACCACGACTGGGCATCGAACGGTGCTGATGCATTCATGCAACTGGCTGTCGGGCACAAGTTTGCCAAGCCAAGGGTAGCCAAGGAACAGGTACGCATCATCAGCTACAGCAAATCAGAGGAGTCCGCACTGTGGATGGGATGATCGAAACATTCCATGTGCGGTTCCTTGAGTACGAGGAATATGACGTCTGGGAGGATGAACCTGTGATCACGTTGATGGCTACGACGCCCGAAGGCTCGTACAGCGCACGAGTGCCAGGATCAGGCCCAGCGTCCAAGCTGCGCACGCGCAGGGAAGCATTCAAGGACTACGTGCTGGGCTGCATGAGCCAGCGTATGCCTCCGCATGAGGTGACAATTGGCTGAGTACACAGCATCAACCGCTCGGGAACCGACGGATGAACAAAAGGGAAGCAAGGCTAAGAAGAGAGATGATTCTGAGTTCATCCACAAAGCGGTTAAACGATTCGCGAAGGTTGAGTCTGCCGAAGCAAAGAACCGCATGGAAGCGATCGACGACCTCAAGTTCCGCGCCGGAGACCAGTGGCCCGAGCAGATCAAGGCGCAAAGGACCATCGAGAAACGACCCTGCCTGACCATCAACAAGATTGGCACCTTCGTGCATCAGATAGTGAATGACCAGCGCCAGAACCGTCCAGCCATCAAGGTCAGCCCAGTGGGAGATAAGTCAGACCCTGACACAGCCAAGATGCTCAAGGGCCTGATAAGGCAGATCGAGCGCACCAGCAATGCAGACATCGCCTATGACGTTGGGTTCGAGTCTGCCTGCACGATGGGATGGGGATACTGGCGCATCCTGACTGAGTACGAGGACGAAGATACCTTTGACCAGGTGATCAAGGTCAAGTCCATCGAGAACCCGTTCACGGTCTACATGGACCCTGACAGCAAGATGCCGGACGGATCTGACGCCAAGTGGTGTTTCATCACAACCCAGATGGTACGCGAGGAGTTCGAGGACGAGTTTCCCCATGCTGATAGCTGGCCGTGGGAGGAGGGTGGACCGGGTGATGAGTACAAAACATGGTCAACGTCATCGCACGTCAGGGTGGCTGAGTATTACTACACCGACACGGAAATGCGTGAGCTGGTCAAGCTGGATAACGGTCACATAGGGTGGCGTGATGAGCTTTCTGAGAGCATTCAGACTTCGATCGCTGGTAATCCTGATAGCGTGGTGGAGTCGCGTGAAGTCCATTGCAAGAAGATCAAGTGGTGCAAGATCACCAGCAAAGAAGTCCTAGAAGAGAACGAATGGGCCGGGAAATACATCCCTGTGATCAAGGTTGTCGGCGAGATGCTGGACATCGAGGGCAAGACCAAGCTCATGGGACTGGTCAGGCCAGCCAAAGACCCGCAGCGCATGTACAACTTCTGGTGCACATCCGAGACTGAACTGATCGCACTGGCGCCTAAAGCCCCGTGGCTGATGGAAGAGGGACAGATCGAGGGCCACGAGCAACGCTGGAAGGAAGCCAACAACAAGTCACTGCCGTACCTACTTTACAAAGGAGTCAATCTTGCTGGTAAGCCTGCGCCTCCTCCCCAAAGACAGCAGTTCGCGGGGCCTCCTACAGGTGTTGTACAAGCCAAGATATCGGCTGCCCAAGACATGCAGGCAGTCACGGGAATACGCTTTGATGCTACGCACCAGGAAAGGACGTACGACGAGAGTGGCAAAGCTCTGCGCGAACTCAAGCAGATCGGGGATCTGGGGAACTTCCACTACGTTGACAACCTGTCGAGATCGCTCAAGTACACTGGAAAGATACTGATTGACCTGATCCCCAAGATATACGACACGCCTCGTGTGCTGACCATCCTGCGCGAGGATGACAGCGAAGAGCGTGTCAAGGTTGATCCGCAGCAGGGCACGCCACACAGCAAGGGTACAGGCATGGATGGGCGTGTGCAGCACATCTATAACCCGAAGCTGGGCGACTATGACGTGACTGTCACTGTCGGTCCCAGTTTTGCCACGAAACGGGCCGAGGCTGCTGACAGCATGCTCCAGTTCATGCGCTTCGTGCCCCAGTCTGGCCCGTTGATCAGTGACCTGATAGCCAAGAACATGGACTGGCCTGGTGCTGATGAGATTGCCAGCCGCTTGGCATCCATGCTCCCGCCCCATCTGCTCGACAAGAAGATCGAACAGTTGCCGCCAGAGGCCAAGGCACTGGTATCCAGCCTGATGCAGCAGATGCAGCAGCTCAAGCAGGAACATGATCAGGCTGTGCAGTTGCTGGGCGACAAGGAAAAAGACCGCGATATCGAGCGTGCGGCAGTCCTGAACGAGCGTGAGGCCATCGGCAAGGACTTCGAAGCCAAGATGGCGAAGATTCAGGCTGATGTAATGACCAAGCTGGCCGCCATCGAGGGCAAGGCTGATGATGGCAGCAAGGGTAACAACGCAGTCATGAAGACCTTGCTCGACTTCCAGGCCAAGCTGGAGAAGATTGCCGCAGATCAGCACATAAAGCTGCTGGAACTGGATATGAAGGCCATGGAGCGTGATGAGAAGTCACGCGAGGAAGCCAAGAAAGAGAAGGAAAAGGAGGCGCAGAAGCCCGTTACACCTCCAGTGATCAACATTCACATGCCATCCGGCAAGAAGAAGATCACCAAGGGCAAGGACGGCAGTTACACCGCCGAAGATATTGGACCGCCGACTGTCGTCAAGGCGTCAACTTAGGAGTAAATCATCATGCCAGGGTATGCCGTAGCACTCAGAAACGAACGCATGGACCGGATCACGAACACATCCGGTGCGCTCTCACTCGTTACCATCTACGCAGGGACAAGACCGGCAACGGGCGGAACCTCGACCGTTGTGCTGGCATCGTTCCAGATGTCCAGCACGTTCGCCCAGCCAGCCACGTCAGCGATTCTGCTGGTCAACAGCACCTCTCCTGCTGTGTGGACCACGACTGCCGTGTTCAGCTCGACTGCGACATGGGCGAGACATCAGACCAGCTCAGGAACTTTCATCGCTGATTATTCGGTGTCCACAGCAGCGGCTGATTTCATCCTGAACACTAACGTCCTTACCTCGGGCGTGACGGTCACGATCACCTCGGCCAAGATCACAGAAGGCAATCCGTAAATGGCTGAGCAGTTTCATGACCGGGTGATGGAAATCTGTACCACTGCTGGGACAGGTGTCCTCACTCTGCTTGGAACTACGGGGATAGCGGGCTTCCGCAAGTTCTCGTCAGTGTGTGCCAGCACCGATACCTTCCCGTACTCTGTCTGGCAAGTGGATGCAAACGGGGTTCCCAGCGGTGACTGGGAGTCAGGGATGGGCACGTACGGGAACAGCACTGTCACGCGCACGACCGTCTATGAGAGCAGCAGCAGCAATGCAGCGGTCAACTTCCCGGCAGGTACGACCTACGTTGCCATGTCCCAGATTGCAGCACGTACTCCTTACTGGTCAGTGGACAATGATCTGATCTTCCCGAACCTTGAGGGTGGATTCCCATCGGCGCCAGGGAACAATTCGACTGCCGTGTTTATAACTGAGCTTGCAAACAGGGCATTTCTTGCAACGCGTGGCCCGTCCGGACTGACATCCAGACTGCAGCCGTTCATGGCAACGAACAAGATCGGCTTCTATAACCCTGGTGGCGATTCCACGGTGGTGCCGGGCGTGTTCGGCATGGTCGCGCCAGGTACGGCGGGAACTGTCAGCAGTCAGGCGACTGCAACGACGAACATTTACACGAGGATGCGTCGTATTGGATTTGGCACGACCGGGGCCGCATCCAGTCAGGTATCAATCGTGCAGAACCTGAGCCAGTTGACAACGGGTGACGGTTCAAGAAGTGGTGGATTCTGGGTGGATATTCGTTTTGGCATACAGGACGGCAATACGACGCCAATGTCCACTGGCGTTGCATTTGTGGGAATGTCCAGCACGAATTTGGCACCAACTCTGGGAACTAATTTCGGTAACACGACGTTCGTGAATACCTTTGGCATTGTGCAGATGAGTTCATTTGCCAATTGGCAGATGTTCTGCAATGGATCATCGACAGGACCAGCATTGAATCTTGGAGCTGCATTCCCTGCGCAGACCACGAATCAGGGTTATGAGCTGACGATGTTCGCTCCAGCGACGTCCAGCAATACGCTGGCGATGACGTTGTACAACATCAACACGGATACGTACACGACCAAAGTGTATTCAGGCGGATCATCGGTGGTGGTCAGTGCTGACACGTTGTTGAGCTGGAGAGCAGTGAAGAACATGTTCTCAGTGAGTACCGCCGCTATGTCGCTCACCATCATCAGTATTTACCAAGAGTCGGATAACTGATGAATGGCACGCTCAGGCCCAAATCTAGGATATGGACCAATTGGAGCGGGTTCGATTGGTCTATTCGAGCAACCTCCAGCCGGTGCAACGACTCCGACCATCACATGGAACGCTACGGAGGGCGGAGATAATGCAGCGTGGGCTGTCAGTGTCTCGACTGCAACCGTCACCGCAACCTGGAATGCAACAGAGGGCGCTGATGTCCCTGCATTCGCGCTCACGGTACGCGACAACGTTACCTGGAACGCAACCGAAGGTCAGGACGTTCCCGCATGGACTGCCAGCCTCTCGCTCGGCGTTGCCTGGAACAGCACAGAGGGCCAAGACAGCCCAGCATTCACGCTCAATGCAAGTGATCCAGTCGCCTGGAACAGCACTGAAGGGCAGGACACGCCTAACTGGCAAGTCACGGTTACTGCTGGCGCAACGGTCACTGTCAACTGGTCAGCGACTGAAGGCGCAGACGTTCCGGCCTGGACGCTTACCAGCACTGACAACGTTACTTGGAACAGCACAGAGGGTGCTGACGTCCCTGCGTGGACTGTCAACCTGTCCGATGCCGTTGCATGGAACTCGACTGAAGGTCAGGACGTACCAGCCTGGACCCTTGCAGCATCGGTTCAAGTCAGTTGGAACGCAACAGAAGGCGCCGACAACGCAGCATGGACAGCGAATCTGTCCCTTGGTGTTGCGTGGAATGCAACTGAAGGACAAGACGTCCCAGCATGGACAGTCAACCTCAGTGATGCAGTCACTTGGGACAGCACAGAGGCACAGGATAACGCAGCCTGGCAGCTCATCCACATCAATGGCGTATCGGTCACAGTCGATGCTCAGGAAGGTGCTGACAATGCGCAGTGGACTGTCAACGTCGAAGCCGATGCCGCCTGGAACAGCACAGAGTCGCAGGACTTGCCGGTCTGGACGCTCACCGCTACCTCGCCCACGCTCATCACATGGGCAGCCACTGAAGGTCAGGACGTTCCAGCGTGGACCATCACTGCATCGGATCAGCTCACATGGAACGCAAGTGAAGGTCAGGACAACGCAGTCTGGCTGCTCAGTGCGGTCAACGGCATCACTGCGGACTGGATCGTCACGGAAGGATCAGACCAGCCTGCATTCACTCTCGAAACGCAGCAGCAACCAGCAGATCAGCCAT